ACCACAAACATCTCCTCGGGCGTCGTCTCCACCGAGCCAATATAAGTGTCGGGGAGGGACAGGATGTGCTCCCGGTGCGTCTGCTTCTGATACTTCTGGGCTGCGGACATTTCACGTGTAAGATCGGGATTCTTCTCCCTGTAAATCTGTCCGTTTTGAAGAAGTTTAAGACACCTCCGCTGTACCAGCAATATGCCCCCGAGATCCAAGAAGACTGCTGCTGCCGCCGCTGCTGCCAAGGAGGAACCCCCGATTGCAGAGCCGCCGATCATCTATTTTTTGAAGGTCTCCAAGGAGGCTCAGGTGCTGAAGGCCGCTCCTGCCGAGGAGCCGGATGCCTTCAAGACGACCGAGTATTCTGAGATCCTGAAGGAGGAGACGACTACACAGCAGCAGTTTGACGAGGGCATCATTCACGACATTGTGGCCAAGATTCACCTGCAGTCCGAGTATCCGCCCGGAACGGCATGTTTCTGGTGCTGCCACACGTTTGGGTGGAAGGCTGTGAGTCTGCCCACGCACTATGATGTATACACTGGCAAGGTGAGTGCAGAGGGTCATTATTGCTCCCCCGAGTGTGCACTGGCATGGAATTATGCCGACCATCGTCTCACGGATTCTCAGCGGTGGACGCGGCATTCTCTGCTGCGTTCCATCTATAAGGATCTCTACACCAAGCACGAGCTTCATCCTGCTCCCGACAAGCGGGTTCTTCGGCTCTTTGGTGGGACGCTCTCGATCGAGCAGTATCGTCGCTATGTTCGCGAGGGTGGAACTCCGCTCCAGATTGCTCTTCCTCCTATTCGGCTGTATATGCCGTCGATCAATACGCAGGCCACGACTCGTGATGTCAAGAGCTATGTAGCACTGTCCAGTGAGGCTGTGGACAAGGCGACCTCGCAGCTGCGTCTGAAGCGTTCCAAGCCAATTCACTCTACCGCCCAGACTCTCGACAAGTGCATGGGTTTAGAGTCAAACGCTTGATGACAAACAATGCAGGTCAATTTAATGGAGATGCTGAAGACCGTCCTGTATGTGCAGGTGTTTGCAGGGATAGCACCGTTTCGGAATATCGTGTACGTTGGGCTGTACGACATGTTTCAGCGGTTCTTCCCGAATATCCAGAAGAGGCTTTCCGAGTGCTGGCAGAGAAGGTCGACGACCACGCGGGATCGCGAAACTCGCTCTGAGATTGAGTGCGAGCGTGGCACCAATTCGGGGCAGACGACGCGTGGTGGTACGCCCCCCTTTCTGACGCGTATGGATGCCATCATTCACTACGTGACCTGCCAGCCTGCAACCCGGCGGCTCTTTGCGATTGCGAATCACGATTATCTGCCGTACGAGTTTGACCCAGTCTGCATCGACACGGACATTTACTTTCAGCTGAAGAACATTGAGGTGGATGATGGGAACATCAAGAACATCAAGTTCCGGATCTTTTCGTACGAGCATGATGTGCGTCATCTACAGGCCTTTGTGGAGACCTGTAACCAGGATTATGATCGGCGGATGCAGAACAAGTTGGGAACCAACCTCTTCTTCTTTGATCAGGTTGTGCAGAAGGGTAAGCAGCGTGGAAACCAGAACCCACTGCCCACGCAGTTCCTGGTCTACTCCAAGCACAAGTTTGTGACGACCCGTACCTTTGACAATGTGTACTTTGATGAGCAGCACAAGGTGAGGAAGCACACCGAGTTCTTCCTTCACAATCGGCGGTGGTACGAGAAGAAGGGCATTCCTTATACGCTGGGGTTCCTCTTCCACGGTGACCCCGGCTGTGGCAAGACGTCCGAGACCAAGGCCATTGCAAATGTTGCACGTCGTCACATTATCAACGTGCAGCTGAGCGAGATCAAGACCAAGGCTCAGCTTCGTCACCTCTTTTTCAGTGAGGACATTAACGTCTGGAATGGGCAGCAGCTGGAGCGGTTTGTGATTCCCATTCATGAGCGACTGTATGTGATTGAGGACATTGATGCGATGGGCGACACGGTGCTTCGACGGGAGTGGAAGAAGCCCGAGATTGCACTCGAGAAGAAGTCGGATGATCCGTTTGCAGTGTCTGCCGATGATACAGAGGTTCTCAAGGATCCGATTGACCTGTCCTTCCTGCTCAATATCCTGGACGGCACCCTGGAGTCGTCTGGCCGCATGCTTGTGATCACGTCCAACTTTCCCGAGAGGATTGACAAGGCACTGATCAGGCCTGGCCGCATTGACATGATCGTACATTTTCGCAAGTGCAGCATTGCCGTGCTTCGCGAGATGGTGGAGGGGTTCTATGACAAGCCAGCACCCGAGCATCGTATGTGGAAGATGGAGGAGCTGAACCATGTATGGTCGCCTGCAGAGGTGAATCAGATCCTGTTTAGGAACTTTGATTCTCCCGAGGGAGCCCTGGAGGAGCTGGCGACGCTCAAGCCGACAGATCTCTACGGTTTCCAAATAGAAGAACAGAGCCAGCCGCTAGAAGCAGTGGCAGGGATCCAACTGCCACAGATCCAATTATCCACAGCGTAGTTGTGCCGAGAGAAGGATAGACAATCGAACCTAGCACCCCCGCAACGGGGATTAGCCACACGTAAAAGAGCGTAGAAAGAACAGACGGTTCCAATCGCCTGCCTAGTAGGAGCAAGACTGCTTCCCAGGCAATGCGATGAAAGGCCAAGAAGAGAAGAACGATGATCAAGTACAGAAAAAAAGAGTTCGGGGAAGAGACTGCAGGCTGCGGCTGCTCCTCCTTGGGGGCGTCCTCCACCGCGGGCGGAACATCGGGTACCGTATCCGCCATTATGTACTGAAGATAAGATTTGCAATACCGCTCGTGACACGAAGGAAGTTGTAGGACTCTACGTAGATGACGCCATTGTACTGGAACACCTGGCCGTTATTGACGGGTGCAGAGTAGAGCTGAATCGTCTGCCCAGGTTGGAACAGCGGAGGCTCACCCGGGAGTTCCGGAGGAAGAGGATTCGGGACAGGCGTGGGAACCGGGTTGAACACGGTGCTCTTGACCACGCACACGGGAGGATTCAACTGTGCATCATTCGCAGCCAGCAGAGCAGGATCCGTGGGCGGAACCTGCAGCGTGTACTGGAAAAAGGTCTTGTTGAACATGGAGCCATTGATGGATCCAGAGGGCTGTGTAGGGTTCTCCGGGTTGATGGAAAAGGAGTACTGGTACACACCCGGGAGAGATACAGTGTCACCCGACGTGTACTTGTAGTTCTCAATCCTCCGGAAGAAGGCCGTATTCTTGGTGGAGAAGCGATCCTTGCCGTCAAACACCAGCTTGCCCTCCTGTAAGATATCCTGGGGGGCGACGGTGACCGGGTCTGCAACACCCGACGTAAAGAAGGTGAGAGGGCCAACTGTGACCACGGATGTGGACAACGGAGGCGTTCCTGGGCTTTCCCAGTTTGTGTAATTGTCCCACTGGTTCAGGAGAGCCAGGTCATTCCGCTGAAAGAGGGCAACCACGCGTGTACACAGATTGAACATGGGGATCAGGATGTCATTGTATCCATACTGATTGGTCAGTGGGATCAGACGCGGCTGTGTGATCAGGTACGTGCGATCATACCCGGCCACATGTGCACGCTCCGTCTCGGTCAGGAAGATATAGTTCGCCTCCACATAAGGGTTCAGGTTCCAGTTTTGGAGCGTAATATTGGTCGGATTTCCCGAGAGGTCGGGAGGACTCAAAAAGTTCTGGATGCCGAGATAATTGTCGCCGGGAACACCGGGGATCCGCTGCCCAAAGGTCGGACTCTCGGGGCGAGGATCCAGGATGGTAAAGAGCTGATAGATGCTCCGGAATGTCACGGACACCTCTACCTCTGCCTCTGTGAGTGCCACCAGAGGAAGAGCCTGTCCAATCTCCTCACAGAACCAGAATGGGAGGGGAATGTTGAGCTGACGTCCCGCGATGGACGGAGCGGGAGTCCCGGGAGGAGGGCCACCAAGGAGCTGCGGAGGCTGAACGGCATTGGGGTACTGGTTCAGGCGTCCGAACGCATTGGCAGGGTCGTATAGCTCCGGGACATTGCCCACCATCTCGTCGATAATGTCACGCTTGGTCTTGTTGTACTTCATGTACGTCAGCACCTTCATCCATTCGCCCGTCATGGTCACTACTGCCGTTCCATTGATGAGCAGAGAAACCTCCTGGATCATATTGTAGCCAATGTTTGGGATCCACTCGAAGTTATAGGGATTTGCGGGGTAGCTGCCATCGGGATTCACCGTAGAGGTGTCGATCGAGAGTGGGGAGTAAATGTCGGGAAGATTGACACAGAGGTAGCAGTCGTGGAGCATGTCGGCATAGCGAGGAAACTTGGCACGGATGGTCTTGGTAGAGCCGGGTGCGAGCGAGAGATCCGTCCCCCGGAAATCGACACGAAAATGCTCCATTGCAAAGTTCGTGTGCCGCTTGTACATGGCATTAAAGTAGGTCATGGATGGATTCCCATTGACGAACTGATTCTGGGCACCCACCCCCACAAGCTGTAACAGACCGCCGGGCATATTATCCTTAGCGTGCTGATTTGTTTCAAAGCTTCTAACAATGGTTTGGCTGATCGTGGTGCTGCTTCTGGTGGTGGCCATCCACGCCTTCCTGAGCTTAAAGTACAATTACGACTGGATCGGCACCAATGTGAAAAAATGGGTGGCTCGTAACACTCGTGATCTCTCGGTAACGGAGCTATATCCGATACCGACAGTCCCGTACATGGACAGAATCGGGAGCTACACTAGGATCCCCAAGATGAAGGAAAATATGGCATAGTCTTATTACAACATGTCCTACAACGTGACGCTTTCCCGGGAGGTACTCTCGATTGTAAACCAGGACGGAACCGAGGAGTTTCACATCCCCATAAGCAAGTCCTTGTCGCGGGAAGAAGGGACGACCTATATGTGGTATGAAAATCCATCCATTCGGATCGAGCTCTTTGGAATGAATGTTGCTGAGGATGAAGAAGCGGAGGATGAAGAGGAGGAAGTGGGGGATGGTTCTCGCGAAATACGTGTAACTGTAGCAGGCATGACCGTAGTAAAAACGTTCCCCGAGGACACCGTGGAAGAAGTGATCAGCCTGCTGAATGGTCACATCTCCGCGAACAAACCTGGTGGTAAGCGAAAGACGCGGAAACAGCGGCGGCATTGACTTTAGGTAGGGTTGGCCTTGTTGGCAAGGAATGCGGGTGTATCCTTGCCTGCATCCGACTGCGGTGTCAGCTGGCCATTGTTGCAGCATGTACCATCTGCAAAAATGCCCTTGACCGCCTCTGCCCGCTTAAAGGTTGTATAGATGGAGGCGTACCGCTTCTTGATGGGAAATACATTCTCGGGATTCGTGTAGTACTGGGAGACGACCTTTCTCTTCCGGTACTCTGCGACCTCGGAGGCACTCTTGAACTGAAGGACAGGATTGGGAGAACAGGCTGTGCAGATCCGAACATTTTGGAGCGGTGCACTCCCGGATCCGGCGTTTTTGGTGGCGGACATATTGTTCACTGAACACATTTCATTTACAGCTAGGACGGGTACGCAGTATAATATGGCAGCCTCTCGCTTTCTTCTGGTGTCGACGCACACGGAGCAGATTACCGGGTATGCAAAGGTGTCCTACAATCTTCTGAAGCAGCTTTCTACCCTTCATCCGGTTGTAAAGACCTTTCACTTTGGGTTTCAGCGTTCTCCTGTCCGCCTCCCCGCTCCCATGCGGCCTCTGGAGAACGTTGTGCAGTACGATGCGGCTGCCAATGAGGAGCCTCGTCAGGAGGGCTTTGGGTTCAACAAGCTTGCCGAGTATGTGGAAACTGTGCGTCCTGACGTGGTGATGATCTACAATGACCCCATTGTTGTGACCCGGTTTCTGGAGGCTCTCAAGGGCATTCCCAAGACGTTCCAGGTGTGGGTGTATCTGGATCTGGTGTACGAGGGCTGTGACCAGGGTCTTCTGCGAGGGATTGAGAGCCAGGCGGATCGTATCTTTGCCTTCACCCCCAAGTGGCGTGACTACATCCTGTCCCGGATCCCCACGACCGAGAAGCCGATCGATGTGTTGGAGCATGGTGTGGACAGTGGCCTGTTCCGTGTCATTCCCGACGCTGAGCGGATTGCCGTCCGTCGGCAGCTGAGTCTGCCTCTGGACGCGATTGCATTCCTGAATGTGAACCGGAATTCGGAGCGGAAGCGTCTGGATCTCTCTGTGATGGCCTTTACACGTCTTGTTCAGAAGCACCCTGAGCTTCCTCTCTATCTGGTCTTTGTGACGAACCTGCACCCCCAGACGGGCGGGTATTACAGCCCCGTTCAGATGTATCTGTCCGAGCTGCAGCGGCTGGGTCTTGATGTCTTGAAGTACGGACAGCGGGTGGTCTGTGTGGACTCCTCGCCTCCCAAGATGCTCGACGACAAGACGATTGCGAGCATTTATGGTGCCTGCGACTATGGCCTGAACACTGCGAACGGCGAGGGCTTTGGTCTCTGCCAGCTGGAGCATCTGGCCTGCGGTGCACCCCAGGTCGTGATTGATGTGGGCGATTACCGGGCATTCCTGACGGACGAGGTCGCGGAGATTCTTCCCGCCACCGAGTACGCCTATCTGAATCACACTGCTGGGATTGGCAACATCACCAAGTCTGCTCCCCTGGGCGAGATTGTGGGTGCCATGGAGCGTGTTCTCAACAAGAAGGACACGTCGCTGTGTGTACGGATTGCCGGGCTGCGGCCGTGGTCAAAGGTGTGCGATCCCTTCCTGGAGCTTGTGGCGGCTACGAGCGGGACTTCGTAGAACTCGTGACGTCTAGGAACGGGACAGCGTAAAGAACGTGATGCGATCACGATCCAGCGTCCCCAGGGGGAGCAACCGCTGAGCATCCCCAAACGCCGGCTCATCAAAGACCTCTCGAGTATCGGGGTCAACTAACATTACAAACTCCTTAATCTTGACCCGCTGAAGCCTACGCTTACGCTTCATCTGGTTACGAAGATAGGATACATCCAGCTCATCGTCCTTGATGGACGGCCGATATGCCAAATCTTCGCCCTTCACTGTCGTGTCAAACCGCATGCACTGAATGACAGGCTGCTCCTTGGAGTGAAGCTTCCGATGGATCTCACAGTCCACTGCCGCCTGCTTCAGGAGACGTGTAATGCTTGCGGTGATCCTACTCTTTTCATAGGAGATCTCATACAGGAACTCGTCGGAACTCATAAAGGCCTCCGGGGGTCTTGCACCGGGGATATCAGGAGCATCATACCGCTTCTCGCGTGTGTCTGCACGACGAATGGGGACGATATTGAAGCCCTCTGTCGTGGTCATCTGCTTCTCCGAAAAGACCGTCACATAAAACGAGATTCGGATGGTGCGTTCTTCCTGGGGTACCGGCTCCTTGATAATGTTGCCCTCCTCGAGACGCTGACGTGTCGCGTGCGAGCAGAGACGAATACCACGACCCACAACCTGGTCGTGACGTGCGGGGTTCCAATGGGGTTCCAGGATGTGGATATGCCGGACATTCATCAGGTTAATGCCCTCCGCACCCGACGAGGTGGCCATCAGAACGCACAGAAGCTTCTTGTTGCCCCTCTTCAGGATGGACTCCCGGATAGACTTGCTGTGCTGTGGGTACTCGGAATCCAGACCCCGGTAGTCCTCATTGAAAATGTACCGCATAATCTCACGCTGTACAGGCTCTTCCAGACCCGTGTAGAAGGCAAACGCCGGCTTGGCCGGATCCATTGCAGGATCCTCCTTGAAAACACCGCCCTCCTCAATGAGGCGGTACTGCTGGAACCCATTCGCCTCCAGGATTGCTCCAAAGATGCCCAGACCTTCTAACTCGCGGTACGCAGAGTACACGAACTGATTCTTGTAGTCACTGCCCTCGGCTCCCACGCTCTCCTTGAGCAGCTCCAATGCACGAGCCAGTTTAGGGGAATACGTGGCAAGGCCAGCAGGACGCAGATACTTGTCGGGGTCTGCAACCAGCTTTGCGAGAACGGCCGACTTGTCCACCTTTTGATCCTCTGCCGTGGGGTCTTCTGTTCCGGATTTGAGATCGGGAGGTACCGCATAGTTACACACCAGACGAGACAGCACACGGGCTGTGGTAAAGTCCTCGTTCAGTGCCTGTGGGCCACGCATCGCCTTCCTGGACTCGATCTGAATCTCCTTCCACCGTGTCTCCAGGTAGCGATTGAACTGCTCGTCCGACATGGGAATCCGCTCCAGGATCTTATCGTCGTCTACACGCTTGGGGAGCATACGCTCATCGGCACCCTTGTAGTACGACACCAGACCCTGCACACGCCGCTGAAAGAGCAGTGGATTCTTGGTATCCAGACCATCCACAAAGTAGTTCACGAACTCGTCAAACTTGCTGGGCAGACATTCAAGGATCTCTTTTGTGACCTTGTCGGCAGGGCCAAGCTCGCCACCCGGAAAGGCGGTCTTGAACGGCTCCCGAATAGAGGCCACCCAGGCATCCGTTGTAAGACGCTCGAGATCGGGCGAGTACTGCACAGCAATCCGATCACCTTTCTCGTTATACAAGCTCTTAAAGTTCGGGGGATTGCGGGTCACATAGATCAGCCGTTTCAAGCTATTGAACTCGATCGTGTCCACATCCTGTCTGGCCTTGAAAAACTTGGTCAGCTCGGCCTCGTCCCACTTGGGGAGATCCTTGGTGGGCAGAATGATCCGCTCGATCGCCCCTCTCAGGAGGTTCATGAAATAGGCCACCTCGTTCGGCCGATTAATGACGGGCGTACCCGACAGCATCACGACCTTGCAGTTCTGGGCAAAGTAGATGGCATTGTAGACACGAGTCGCAATCTCGGAGCGGTTCACGACACGCGACACAAAGTTGTGAGCCTCGTCGATGATGACAACCGAGTCGTTGAACGTCTTGGAGGTGGTGGGATCCTCTTCGGGAACCAGCAGCTTGGCCGACTCCTTTGTGAGGCCGTTATAGTTCACGAACGTGTACTGACTGTCGATCAGGTCATTGATCTGGGCATCCACGCCCTTGCGAATATCCAGGGGGAGAGTCTCATAGTTGGGTGCACGATCGGGGATGGTGATAAAGTAGCGACCCTGAGACCGCAGAAACTCATCCGAGATGCCCAGTTTAAGAGCCGTCTGTTTATCGGCAGGGGATCGCAGCACCTTGACCTCCCAGTGATTGTTGGTCATATAGATGGGATCTCCGCACTTTCGCAGCTGCTGACGAAAGTTAGCTTGCAGCGACGCCGGGAGCATCACAAAGACCTTCTTATTGGAGAGGAGGCTCTCTGCGACGCCAATGGCGGAACAGGTCTTACCGGAACCCAGGCCGTGATAGACCAGCACGCCACGGTAGGGTGTCTCGACCATGAGATAATCCCTCACCAGCTTCTGGTAGGGCATCAGCTCTTGAGTAGAGGAGGAGCTGCCCTGGCGGGTACAGAGATCGACGTCCTCGTCCTCTGCATCAAACCCCTTGCTCCGGAGGTTTGACTTGATGAAGATTCGTGTAATATAGTCTGCGAAGGCCTTGCGGCTCGGAAGCACCGACGCACTCATTATGATAGAAGCACCCAAAAACGTTCTGCTTCTCTAAACAATGAGGCTGGAGAATCCAAAGCTGTGGATGGTCACGCTCTATTTATTCCTGGTCAGTGGGCTGCTTCTGTGGCAGCCTAGTCTTGCCTTTGATGAGGAGGGTCGGATTCGTCCGTTTGGGACACGGAAGAAGTCGGCCACGGTCTTTCCTCTGTGGCTCTGGGTGATTGGACTGGCGGTCGTATCGTACCTGGTTGTCTTTACTCTGGTGGAGCGGCAGGAGTAACGGCGGGCGTGGTTTCCTGAGCAGCCGCCACCGTCGCAGCCTTCTCGGCCTGGCGTTTGAGCATGTCCTGGCGGAACCGGGTGGCCTCGTCCACGGAGGGGACACAGACCTCCTCGATAGAGGCATCCATCATAGAGTACATGCCCGCGACAGCACCCAGCATGACTACATAGCCCACCGACACCCAGGCAGCACGCTCTTCGCCCACCCAGCCCCGAAAGAATCGCTCAAAGTACACCCGGAAGCGTCCCACACCTCTTGTGACCAGATAGGCTAGAGAAGGATACAATGCCCATAAGGCACCCTGCTTAAAGTGCGACCCGCTGTCGGTCTTTCCACACTGGGCAAAGGTCACATAAGAGGAGAGACCCGTTCCCAGAAACATGAAAAAGACAAAGACTCCGAGTGTAATGGCCAGCAGCAACCCCAGCGAACGAAAGTCTACCATTACTCTTGTGGCACATTAGGAATCGGCACCTCCACACTTGCCACAAAGGACTCTAATTGATCCAACATAGAGAGTCGCTCGGTATAATGAGGCCGCGTGTGCGTCCTGCACTGCTCCAAGGTCATCCACCCAATCGCCGAGATCTCTCGCTTTTGCGTGACTGTCAACCGTGCAGACACGTCGATCAGTTTCCGTGGAAGAGCCAGAAAGTACCGATGCTCGTACGGAATCCCATTCGTGCCCAAGAAGGTCTCTGTAAAGACGACATCCTTCACAAGAATATAGGCATCCCGTGGAATGTTTGTCTCCTCAAAGAACTCTCGCTCAGCACACTGCTGATCTGTCTCGCAGCGGTACCTCCGCCCCTTGGGAAAGCCCCACTCTGGCTCCGGATATGGCGACTTGGCGGCTGCAATCAGTCGCGATACAGCTGCAAATTTGTCCGCTGCCGATTGATACTCGTGTTCGTGCTTGTCCGTGTGAAGCCAAAGCTTTCCCCAGAGCGTCTCAAAGGGCGTGTGTTTGAGACCATTCAGCTCCGGGATGGTCATATTTTCCAGAAGACGCTTCACATAGGCCGTGTCGCCCGGGTTGTACTTGCCCCGCATGAACTCTGCATAGGCCATGCTATCCTTTCGCCGAATCATCAGCATCTCTAGACGACCCCCCATCAGTGGAAGCCGTGGCGGATCCGATCGATTCTGAATGTCGCGAACAAGAATGATCCCGCACGACAAGACCGGCTTTCCGCACTCGCGAAATGCGTGTCCTCGCTCTCCACAATTATTACAAAACTGCTGCATAAGTCTACCCTACTCTACCTTGTCCCCAGAATCCGTCCGTTTTTACCTCGCTGAAATGTAAACATGAACAGCACTGTCATAGCTGTCCTGGTGATCCTCGCGGTTCTTGGAGCCGTGATTTACTTTGTGGGATTGCAGAATCCCGGGAAGATTGTCATGTATGGCACCCTGGTTGTCCTGATTGGATTTGGGATCTACTTTGTCGTGACAGGCGTTCTCGGGGATTCGTCCAAATCCGGGAACCTTGCGTCCTCTCCTGTGGATGCATCCTCCACGGTGGTGGTGCCTGCCGACAAGGCTCCTGCACAGAGCGGCGTCCACGGCGGAAATTATGGCATTCAGTGGTGGATGTTCATCCAGGATTGGGACTACAAGTTCGGGGAACGGAAGCCCGTGATTCGCCGGGGGTCGGACAATGTGTTCAATCCGTACGTGTATCTCCACCCCACCGAAAACACGCTGGAGGTCAAGGTCTCCTACTTCCCGGGCGAGGATCGGAGTGTGGCGGCCGTGGGCAGCGAGGGTGCTGCCACTGACGATTCCTTCACGTGCAGTGTCCCGAATGTTCCCCTGCAGAAGTGGTTTGCAGTGAGCCTCTCCGTGTCGGGTCGGAATGTCGACATCTATCTGGATGGTCTGTTGGTGCGGAGCTGCCTGCTCCCGGGTGTCCCCAAGACGCCCAATGGATCCCTGGAGATCATGCCCGGCGGCGGCTTCTCGGGGAGCTGCATTGACGTGTACCACTATTCTCGGGCATTGACACCCTCGGATGCCCAGAAGTTTGCGGCTGCCGGTACGTCTGGCACCACGACAAATGCACTGCCCTCCAAGCCCCTCTTTGGGTACACGGTCAAGTTTGGTGTTGCCGACAGTGACAAGGTGATTAAATCGTTTACACTCTAATAAACAACAATGGACAGCCGCACGTTATTGCTGGTCTTGATGACGCTTGTTGTGGTGGGCATTGCAGGGCTGGTCATCTACGGCCTCTCTGGCATGGCCGCCGGCACCTTTGGTGGCACTCCGATCTCCCCTCAGAAGGAAAAGGTGGAGCTGATCGGATCTCTCCATTCTGGCATGGACTCTGTGTCCCTGAATGCGTCCCTGCCTCGCTCCATGAATGAGAATGAGGGGCTCGAGTTCTCGTACACGGCCTGGCTGCTGATTGATGATTACACGTACGGTACCTCTGCGGAGCCGGTGCTGTTTATGCGTGGCACGGGTTCCCCCAAGGTGAGCTTTGATGTGGATAAGAATACGCTCCTGATTCGCCAGAAGCTGTACAAGGGCGAGGATGTGATCAAGATTCGGAATATGCCCGCAGAGAAGCTCTTTCACCTCGGGATTGTCGTGACCCAGACGTCCCTCGATGTGTTTATCAATGGGCTGCTCCACACACACAAGAGCCTGGATTCCTTGCCACTGGTTGAGGATGCCCCGGTAGAGGTTGGTCCCGGTGGTGGCTGGAAGGGCAAGATTGGCAGCCTCGTGTACTACAATTATGCTCTGTCCCCGGGTGAAGTCAGATCTCTTGCGGGTGTCAAGGCTACACGGAACCCCGCCGATGAGCCTCCCAACCCTCCTTATTTTGATACGACCTGGTGGATTGGACGGACTTAACTGCACCCAACAATACACAACAATGAGATCAGACAAGCTGTTGCGGGCATTTCTGCATAAACAGTGCCGGGGTGCTATGAAGGACGCTGCACTGGTCATGTTTCCGCTCGGGTATCTTACAGCTAAAATGAATCTGTTCCATCGCAGGTAGCGACTAGAACACACACAATGGAGGATCTGACATACACTCGTGCAGGTCAGCTCCTCTGTATCTGGATCCAGCCGGCGTCTGCTCTTTTGGTTGAGGATCGCAGTGGGATCATCATCCGAGGACGGAACCTCACCACATTCTTGCGTGACTCTGTTTGTGCGAATTCAAAGGATTGGTTTCGGTGTTCTGTTGCGGAGGGTGAGACATTGGTGCTGCGAATGTCACACAGTGCCGGCAATGAAATACGGTCTATCCACTTTCAAAAACTGGGCGACCATATTGTCTTTTGGAAGGTCAGAGCCGATTAGGTGACCATCTGAATCTCGGTGGCCGCAGTGTCCACGTCGGACTGAGCCTTGGAAATATCGGCTTCCTGCTTGGCAAGCTTGTCCTCTATTTTTGTCGTGCGTTCGTCCAGAAGAGCCACATCCTCCTCGAGCTTGGTCGTGCGGATAAGCGGATCTGCAGGAGGGTCAAAATGCTCCCGGGTGGGCAGCATGACCACCAGCAGAATGGCAAGAACAACAAACAGGATCAACAGTACGCCCTCTGTCATCTTTCTCTTTATAGTAAGATAAAGATGTCAAACGCTATACAGCTTCGTGACGCATCTGACGTCACAACCTTCCGCAAGAACCGCTCCCTGTACCAGAACTATGTGCAGCTGGCGGCAAAGAATACGACTCCCATTGGTGGCATTCCCCACAATGATCTCATGGCCGTGGCTCGCTATACGGCGACCTATATCCCGATGGGATCTCTCATCCCGCAGACGATCAGCGAGGCCGCTTGCCCGGACTGCACAAACAATGTGGAATACATCACCACCGAGATTGCGGCGGTCTCGTGCAGTGCCTCCTGCTCGGGGTCTGCTTCGTACCAGCCACTCATCTATCCCACGACATTCAAGTCTACAAAGTTCTCTTACTAGACCTCCTCGTCTTCTTGAGCTTTTTCCGTAACGACTGCTTCTGCGTCTTGGTGTACTTGGTCGGGTCATAGGTGAAAAAGTACCACAAGAAGTCCTTTGAATCGCGACTCATCTTGGACTTTATGTCACTCGCGTGTGCCTTGATCTCTGGGAGCGTCTCCTGATGCCCCAGACATTCGAGGGGCGTTAACAGCTCAAACCGCCGATCCTTTTCCTTGTGGGCAATGTCAATCAGACGCTGAGCAATGCAGATAATGCGATCCTGGTCAAAGCCTTCCAGATAGTGGGCATCTGCATACACGAACGCAAAGAAGAACTGCAGGAGCGTGGGGATGGACGCTACACGAATCCCATTCTTCATCTCGTGGAAGCTGTGACAGGCCATGGTCTGGAATACACGAATGATGAGATGTCCCGAATGCTTGTCCGTAATGTCAGCGTGCTTCGGGAGAAGCTCTGCATACGGCTCTACAATCGTGACCTTTGCCTTGCCCTCAAAGATGCTTGCAAGCTGTTCCGTGTAGACATCAAAGTTTTCGGGGGTGACCAATACATCCACAGGAAGCTGCCACTCGGTGAGTCTGGCACGGTCATGGAGCTTTGCAGCATGAAGTCCGAGCAGGATCATCTGCTTGGTACGCAGCATGGTCTCCACCTGTGCAAGCGAGTCCTCGGACAGCTCATCGGGTTCCTCCTGCTTTTCCTTCTTGACCGTACACCCGACAGGGTACTGATGATTGAGCAGCATCAACCGCTTGTACACCTTGCCCCACCGCGAGACATCGCCGCGAGGCCGCGACAGTTCCAGATACATGGACATTCTCAGAAAATTGGGCGTCACATAGTGGATCTTATCGACCACGATATTCTCCTTCCAGAGCGACTTGAATACCGGGGGTTCCATATAGGTGATATCAGCCACACCCGTGTAGTCTACAAAGACCTTGAAGGTCTGGAGATGAACGCCGGGCTTGACCTCAATGCTCTTGAACCCGAGGGACTGGAACTGATCGGCCAGCTGCATCGCGTGGAGCTGTGGGGTTTCACTGTAAAAGTCGTAATCGGGAATATCATAGTTGGGGTCGTAGAACCGTTCCTGCGGGGGGAGCAGGTTGTTGATTGCGGTGCCGCCATAGCACATGACACGGCTTCTCTGAATGAACTGTTTCACAATCGTCAGGATGCGACGGATGGACGGATTAGAGGCCGCCTCATAATCCACCAGATTCTGAGCCTTTTCTGCGAGAGCTTCAATGTCGTCGCCCATTCCTCTTATACTACAAGCGAGCAAAATGAATAGACTCGCCTTTTTCTAGTGCGGTGGGGTAAGAATGGATAGCCGTCGTCGTCGCCGTACCAAGAGCGGTGAGGCTCCTCCTACCAGCCCGGGCGGCGGCGATAAGAAGAAGCGGTACAATCTTCGCAAGCGGCCTACACCTGAGAAGGATGTCCTGTGGGTAGACGACGATACCCTCAACGAGGACAGCAGCGATGATAGCGAGTATGAGCCACCGGCCGTGACTCGGCGTCCCATGCTGGTGATTGATGAGAGCGATGAGGACGAGGAGGACGAGGACACCCAGACTGTTCACGGCATTACCCTGCCTGCAAGTGTCCCCGTGTCCGTGAAGATCCATATCCACACGAATGCAGAGACTAGTAGCGAGGAGGAGGAAGAGGACGAGGATGAAGAGGAGGAAGACGATGACGAGGACGAGGAGGAGGAGGAGGATGAGGAAGACCTTGAGGAAGAGGAAGAGGAGGAGGACAGTGTCACGGAGGAGGAGATTGCCCAGCTTCTTGCACAGGCCTTTGGAGGCGGCAAGCGGGGTCGCCAGAGTCCGCCCATTCTCATCATCGAGAAGCCGATTCGCGAGGAGAAGAAGGAGGAAAAGATCCCACTGGCACTGTCTCGTCGTGAGCGAGAGTATCTGGAGAGTCTGCCCCGGTCGCAGCACAAGAAGGTGTGCAGGAGCATGAAGGGCGTCTCGGAGCAGCTTGGAGAGACGGAGGTTCCCTTCAAGTTCCGGGTGCTGGAGCTGGACACGACCGACGCAACAAAGGCCATCATCATCCGCAAGATTGACACAATGAACCGCATGGGCATGGACAGTGGCGAGTCCCAGAAGCTGCGTGTGTGGGTGGAGTCCATTCTTCGGGTTCCCTTTGGAAAGACTGTACCGCTGCCCGTGAGCATTCACGACGGCTCTGCCCCCTGTGCACAGTTTATCAAGGCTGCACGCACCAAGCTGGACAAGGCGACCTATGGCATGGAGGGTGCCAAGATGCAGATCATGCAGACGCTCGCCCAGTGGATTTCAAATCCCGAGTCTATGGGCAACTGTATCGCTCTGCAGGGTCCCGCAGGTGTCGGCAAGACGTCCTTTGCACGCAATGGCATTGCGTCTGTCTTGGAGCGGCCATTCATGTTCTTCTCGCTGGGAGGTGCCTCTGATATTGCTCACTATACGGGTCATTCGTACACGTACGAGGGGTCTACGTGGGGACGCATTATCGATGCCATCATCCAGTCGAGGTGCATGAACCCAGTACTGTACTTTGACGAGCTGGACAAGATCAGTGGAACGCCCCACGGCGAGGAGATCGTGTCAATGCTGATCCATCTTACGGATCGCACACAGAACTCGCAGTACCACGATCGGTACTTTGCAGGCGTGGACTTTGATCTCTCCAAGTGTCTGTTCGTCTTCTCCTACAATGACGAGAGCAAGGTGAACCCGATTCTGAAGGATCGTATGACGTCCATCCACTGCCAGGGCTACAAGGATCCCGAGAAGAAGATCATTGTTGCGAATTACGTGTGGCCGGAGATGCTGGCACGAGCCGGGATTGCCGCCTCTGACCTGACGGCTACCGAGGCAGCGGCAGACCACATTGTGAAGGAGTACTCGAACGGCGAGCAGGGCATGCGGTCTCTGATTCGCGTGGTGGAGACGGTCGTGTCACGGATTAACCTGCTTCGGATCTCGGATGAGGAGTCTCGGAGCAAGTACAAGTTCGCCGTGCCGATCAAGTTCCCGATGGTGCTGGATGTCCCAACCGTCACGACACTGCTGAACGACTTCTCGCCCAAGGAGCCTGAGACTTGGCGGTCTCTGTACATGTGAGCAGCTTCGGCGTTACTATTCCAATCCAAGAGTGTCCCGCAGTAACAAATGAGCGGTGACGTCCAGTTTGCAAAGAAGCATATTCGGAATCGTTTTTCCCTGCTGGTAATCCCGCACATTAACGAGGGACTGTGGAGCGTCTATGAGAATGCTCGCACCGTATGTGAGAAGAACCACCAGATCGATCAGACACTCCGTACCTTCCAGAACCTCCTGACCTTTATCCCCAAGTGGGATGAGGATCGCCTGAAGGCCGAGGTGGAGCGGATTCAGACCGCCTCGGGATGCACCTATCTGGAGGAGCTACTGACGGCTACCATTCTGACCTATCTTCGGGCATTTGCGGCAGTGCAGTACACGTCTTCTGCAGACATTGAGGTCGAGTTTGAGCGTCCCCCTCTGCCCCGGTTCATTCACGAACTGTACAAGGAGTCCGCCCGGCAGTGCTGGACGCACGCCTATCTCTTCAAGACCTATGGTGTGTCGAATGAGCAGCAGGCCAGGAATCGCCGTGAGATTGGGAGTCTTCTGGATCAGGCTCTGGACACGACCTTTGATTCCTTCCTTCCCTGGAAGGCCATCCTGGACAAGTATTTCAAGGAGCCTGCTGCATCCACTGCCGCCCCGATCGTCCCCACAGAGATCGCCCGGGAGGCCGAGGAGCATCACGACGAAGAGGAGGAAGAGGAGGAGAAGCCTAGTGTCAAGTTTGCTGTCGAGGAGGAGGACGATGAGGAGGAGCAGCCCGCCCTGACCCTGTCCGAGGAGGCGGCCGATGTGGATCTGCAGATCGATTCCCTGGAGGAGAAGGAGGAGAAGAAGAATGACAGTAACGAGGATGAGATCGACCTGGTACCCTCGGATGATCAGCTCGTTCTGAATCTGTAAAGAGAGTGGGAAAGGACTAACAAATGATCGACCTCACAATAGTCGGCGTTGTCGTCTTTGCAGTGATTGTCCTGTACGTTGTGGAACGCTACACTCGCCAAAAGTCCGTGGATGTCGGCGATGCCCTGAAGCTGGGGACGCTTTCGGGTGCCTTGACAGGCGGTGTTCTGTATGCCATCGGTGGAGACGGGTCTGTCGCCTCTGCCGTTGCCAGTGTCACAGAAACTGCTCAGGATATGTTTGTGGGCAAGCCTAGTTTTTAACCTTCAATGACCGTACACTGCTCTCCCGCCGGGAGCTTCTCCGTCCACAGATAGGGGCTACCTAGTCTCTCTATCTGCGTGCGAGGCACCGCCGTTCCCTTGCAGAACCGGGCAATCGCCTTATACAGGTGAAATCCGTGATACCGGTCGTGAGCATCCCCTTCGGCCAGGTTCCGGAAGAGGACAGACGACCCATCGGGCAGCGTCAGCCACGACAGTAAGATCCCAAAGAGCGGATCCTTGCGATACTCGTCGTGTGTCGGCCCTTGAGGATAGCAGTCCCAAAAGATGGAGGTGGCCAGTCTCACAAGATCAAAGGAAGGATTGGGCTTCATCTCTGGATACTTGGGATTGTAAAACGGCCCAATATTGTACTGTCCGCCAGCCTCATCGTTCACATCGAATTGATCCGAGATAAAGAAGCGAGCATCCCGCATCCCTGCCAGCTTGACGGAATAGGTGGCACGATCAAAGTCGATAATCTTCATGAGGTACCCAAAGGTCGGGACACGGTACTGCCGACCAGCAACATTGTAATACATGTACTCGCGAGGGGTGGACACGTACATGACATTGTTCACGTGGAGATCATTGTGGACAAGACCATAATTTCGCTGGGCAAAGGCGAGTGCAAAGACCACCTGGGCAAGCCATGCAATCCGCTTCTCGGACTCGGGATTCTCCTTGAAGAGCTTGTAGAGCGTCCCCTCGCACTTTTGCATCACCGTCGTCTGGACAGGAACGTCGTGAAACACCGCCTCTGCAAAGGCCTCCTCATCGTCGTCCTCAAACCCCACACCGTCCTCGTAGGCGTTCTCGTCCCCGTCCGTGGAGCAAGACCGCACGGCAAATACATAGCCCGTGGAAAGGCTCTCCATGTCGGCGTCCTCGTCACCGGACTCGTCACCTGTCAAATCTGTGAAGGCCTCTTCTTCGAGAGGGGGCGGAGCCGGAGCAGCAGGAACGGTGGGAACGGCGGGGCTGGACATGTCAAGATCGTCAGCATCCAGTTCAATCTGTTCCCCGAGCTGGATCTGAGGCTGTGTAGGGGTAGACGGGATACTGCGGAGACGAAGATCAAAAAAGTGGCCAATATTGTTCGGGAACCAGGGACGCTCGGAGAGGTCGTCATAATCATCGGAAATGTTCACGACATGGCGGGATGCAAGACCCGTGAAGGTGCCGTATACCTCGGGGAAGTGAGGGCAACCGGACTCGGACAGTATGCTGTTCGCGAGTGCACCCACGTAAGCAGCATTATTGGGAGAATGGATGCGAGCGTGCTCCTCCTCGGCGGCATCCTTTGTACACGGAAGCCCCGATGTCCCAAAATCACCCCGCATGATCCGATAGGCGGGCAGAACAAGGGTGGTCTTGCGATGCACAGGAACCTCTACACCGCCCACATATACCGTGTCGGGAGATGCGATCGTCTGGATGGGGTTGGCCGGCTTAAGACCAAACTGATAGGGCGTCCGGACAGAGTCAAACTTGAACAGCTCCTCCAGGGAAGGAAACAGGGTCTGAAGCCTCCGGAGGTTCCAGTGCTTCTCGGCACCCTCACGAAGGGAGGTGAGGTTGGACACTTTTGCCACCTTGAGTGGGGCGACCGTGGTTCGAAGATCAGGCACCGGCTTGGGCATATTATGAAAGAGCTGGGTTTGAAGAGTCCTGGTTTTTACGATCACTGGCGGTTCCCTCCAGCCGCTGCTGCTTCTCGCCCTTCTTGCTACCCCAGTGCAGGCTGAAATCCACGATAGATCCCGAGTCGGGCATGAAGCGATCAAAGGCTGGAGCCAACACCTTACTAATCACATGCTGGAGCTTGTACCCAAAGGAGTCCACGAAGATAAAGACCGTGTACATGAAGAACAGGCCGGTCGAATAGGTGTCAATGTAGGATGCAAACCGAGACGAGACCGGGATGATCGGGAAGCGTTCATTCATGAAAAAGGCTGCCCAGAAGGAGAAGATGGAGATGAGGGCAATCTCTAAGAGGAGGTCTGTGATCTGGTACGAAAGCGGCTTCTTTTCCCACTCGAGTCCACGTTCCGTCCAAATGTCGTACTCATCGAAGAGGTAGTAGAACACAAAGGACATGACAGAGCCGAGTGTCGTGAACACGATGGCCAGGATTGCAATGTTCAGGGTGAGTGCAACGACGTCCCACGTAGAGGGCGAGGACAGACTGTAGATCCTGGTCGCAAACTTTGCCATTGTGTTTACTCAGCAAAAAACAAACATGCCCACATAATCAAATGGATTTCAATATACGGAAATTCAATATGAACATGCTCAAAGAGCGGACAGCAATGGACTCTCGCAAAAGTCCAATGATTGTCATTATTGGAAAGAAGGATACGGGCAAGTCTTTCTTGGTGCGTGATATTCTGTTCAATACACAGGACTGCTACCCGATTGGCACCGTCATTTCGGCCACAGAGGTAGCAAACGAGTTTTTCCAGCACATGGTTCCCTCCAAGCTCATCTACGACAAGTACAGCCCCGACATTGTCACAAAGGTGATCAAGCGGCAGCTCGCTCTCAAACAGCAGCGGAATCAGTCCAAGCATGCGGGCGGTGGGGCGTCGAATATCGATCCCCGGGCATTCTTGATCCTCGACGACTGTCTGTACGACGGTAGCTGGATTAAGGAGGAGTCTACACGCTATGTGTTCATGAACGGTCGTCACGTGGAT